ATAATTTCATAACTTATTAATAATCAATAAGTTACGAATATACTAACAAATGTTACATTTGTTAATTTACTTGTTTTGAGCCTAAAAAAGTATTATCTTTGCATCAGAGAAAAGGAAAAAGGCCGTCCACCTATCACAGGCAAACGGCCTACACTGCCACAAATGTAGCAGTCTAAAATTTCACGGCTGCAAAGGTAGTGTAAATTTCCTACAAACTAAAATTTCACAAACTAAAATTTCACAATTATGGCAAACAAAGTTATCAGTGCATCAGATATGCGCGACAAACAGGACTCACGTATTAAGTGCTATACGCGCCTGGTGGACGAGATTATCAACGAACAAGCACAGGAATATATTCGCAAAGAAAAAGAATGCGCTTTAAAGGCCTCGAAAGAATATCAAGAATTAAAGGCACGTTTAAACGCCTTAAAGGTATCTATTTTAGAGCCTGTTGTGAATAAGGCATACGCGCACAAATTGGCTATAAGGTTTGGCAAGTTGTGGGGTATGGATGCCGACAAATTAGAGAATCTCATCGTTGACGAAAACGGCCGAGTATATAGGGACGGAAAACCGTATGCTATAGCAACAAACAATAATGCAGGTTCTTATATGGCTTATCTATATAAGGCCCTCACAAAAACGGCCGTAAAATTAGCGGATGAAAACGAGGATATATACAACGAAGTTTGCGGTGGTCTTGTTTGGGTAGATGATATAACCACAGTAGCAAATAAAGTCGCAAAACGCCGAAATATAGAAATAAAGGACGTTTTGGCCGCATACAACAAAGTAAAGGCGACAAAGGAACAGGCATAAGCAAACAAGTAACACGACAAAACAGGTAGTCAAATTTGGCTACCTGTTTAACTTGTCACACACATATAAGGCGTGCATCCGCGAGATGTGCGCCTTTATTGTACCACTACATTTCTTTCAACCTGTCACGGTTAAAGGCCGCCAACAGTGTTCAAGTCACTAACAGGCACAAATAATGACGGCACGGCAAAGAAAAGGCCGTGAACGTTCACCGTACACATATAAGGCGTGCATCCGCGAGATGTGCGCCTTTATTGTACCACTACATTTTTAGGTATCTGCAAACGTACCTGACGCGAGTCACGGCGGCGGGGAATAAAATCCCGTCGAGATACCAAAAGAGCAAAGAGCAGCCGCAGCGTTGAACAGGACGAGACGGGCGAACATGCAAGAGCCGTAGCTTTGCAGTTGTCAAGAGAGACGACGGACGGATTTAATAATTCATAATTCATATTCTAACGTGTCACGAGCGTGCGAGCCGGTTACTCGCAAAATCGTCTGCAACGTTGTGGTTGCAGTGAGCTATACGCAAAAGGGCATACAAAATCAATGTAAAAGCAGTTTTCCTGTTAGCTGTTAGGAAACAGGGCGCAGCAGGTGTGTGAAACCTGTGGGATGTGAGCCGTGAGAAAAGACAATAAGAGAAAAGACACGGTGCAAAGATGCACGTCCCAGGCAAAAAACAGGGCAGTCCTCGTGGCTGCTCTGACAAGTATAACCAATAAAATTAAAGAATTATGGAAAAATATGTATTTCAGGCAAATCACAATTATGTATACGTAAATTACAGACTTGTGGTACGCAACAGAAACTACGCAAAGAATTTCGGTGACGATTTTGAGTCCGCTTGGAGAGATTTTACATTCCACAAGGATTGCGGCAATATGGCAGAGCTGTGGGATACAAGCAACTACCGTGGAAATGCTACAAACTTCTTTGGCAAAAAACATCTCAAAGCTATCCGAATAGCCTAAACCCCGGCTGCCAATTGGCAGCCTCTAATAACTTTTAAAACACAATGAATTATGGCAACAAAAAGAATTAAGTGCAATGGCTCTCGCTTTATGGAGCACATTTTTGCAAAGATGCAGGAGATTTATTCACATGTAGAATTTGTAAGCTACGACGGTATTTATCTTACTGTAGCCTACATCGCCTAAAGAGTTGTATGCGGCATGTGTGTTGTCCGTGCTGCATACGGCACAATAATCACTAATAAAAAAACAGCAAGAATTATGGAAGACAAGAAAACAAAGATTGTAGTAAACGTGTGTATAACAATCCAGGCAATAATATTATTAGGCTGGTTTATAGGCGTAACGCGTGAATTTATTGCGCAGCTCGGAAACCTGTAAAATCCTGTAGACAGTACGATAATTAACGCACATCATTAAATATTGCCTGTTATTTACACTATCATTTGCAAAACGCTTTAAAATCCCGTGCGTGTCCTGTGCGCACGGACTATTAACCACAAAAATCCACGAATTATGACAAAGAAACAGATTTTGCGTTCAAGTACGATAATTGTGCTTGGAAACATCCAGCTCATCCCTTGCCTGTTGTGCCTGAGTAGTACGATAATTGCCTGTGCGCTTGGAATGATTTACAGCTTGCTCCTCGCTTTCTTCTGGAGCAGTACGATAATTGGCAAGGGCTTTTTCAAGAATTTTGTCCACGAAACAGACCGCTTGGAAAAATTTCTGTTAGGCAAAAACGTTGAATGTTGAGCAGTACGATAATTGTGCTTGGAGAAATTCAGAGCCTGAAAACTGCCCGAATCCTGGGCAGTACGATAATTAAAACCTCATACAATTATGAAACAGAAAGAATTACGCAAGGTAAAGCGCGGTGAGTTTTTCCGCTTGCGCGCTTCCGCCTACGCTCCTGTATGGGTGCGAGACGAGTACAACAGGAAATACAAGAAATTCGAGGCTCACAAGTACGACAATATAGGACGCTGGGCAGAGTTCAGCGGTTCCCGTATGGTGTACGTCGGCTTTGATTTCTGAAAGTCTGAAAGAGCTGCCTGCAAGTCAGGTAGTACGATAATCAACCATTAAATTTTAAGAATTATGAGCAACAAAAAGAAAACCGCAGGTATTGACAGACCTTACACCCCAGTAGACTTGGGAGAAATCATCTATGGCTACATCAAGGATGGAGATTGGGCTAACAAAGCCCGTCTTGACTATTTCATCCCCGAGGCATACAACAACATGGAGATTACGAGTGAGGAGTTTGATACATTCACTATTACAGACTTCGGCTCAAACGAGGGTATCTACACAGACTTCTTCATCGAGTTTAGAGGAAAGGAGAGAATATCCCTGCTCACCGCAAAGACACTTGGAACTTCTGAGGAAAACTACGTAAAGATGCACGAGATGGCAGCACATGTTTGTTACAAGTTCAACGATTTCATTTCACGCAACTTGGATAATTTCATATGGAGTGGCTACGACGTGTCCTATGTAGACAGAGCCGGGATAGAGCACGCCTACTGCTGGTCAGGAAGCATGGAGCGAGTGGCAGAAAATGCCAATCACCTGCGCAATGACCGCGATGCTGTCAAGGTGTTCTACATGGACAAATCCACTCGCAAGAAAAAAGAGTACAAGTTCTAAGGCTGCAACTCGGGCAGTACGATAATCCGTGCTGCCTTCTACAAACCATTAAACAAATAAGATTATGAAGAAATATTTTGAGTTATTAAAGCAGCCAACAGAGGCGGTGTACAACGGAATTGTGACAAAGATTGAGTCTTACAGAATCTACCGCCCATCCTGGGTTTACGAAGGGACAGACGAGGAGGCAAACGCTACACTGAAAGACTTCTACGATTCCACTCTCACTCATTTCTATGAGCTCGACGTGAATCAAATGACTCCCGACATGATTGACTGGGAATACGACTATGTGCGCATTGATACAAGCGACATTCCTGATTATCTCCGTGACATCAACGAGATTGTGTGCCTCACGGACATTGAAGTACCTCGTGACATACACGATTTGAGCCGTGACGAGCTTATATCCTTACGCAAACAAATTTGCATAGGCTCCGACTATTTTTCAGACTTCAACAATGACTTCTTCGTTCCGCGTGCCGATGTTATGTCAGAGTCAGAGTCGTTCCTCAACGAGCAGTTCGAGGAGTACGGCGAGTCGGAGTACAAGAACCATCTCACACCTGAGGAATTTGCCGACTACGTCTGCGGTGCAGGCTAAAGCGGAGGAGCCAGCGTGCTCCTCTTCCACAAACCATCAAACAAATAAAATTATGACAAAATCAGAATTACAAGAGCTTGAGCACATCAAGCAGCTCCTCGCCAAATTACAGGAGTTACAGACATCCATATACATGGATGCACATGTGGACATGGAAATCGGTACAGGAGGCTACAAACACTCCGTATCCATCTTCGTTCATTTCCGTGCCGATGCAGAGTCGATAGGTACACCCGACAGGACAGAGCTTTTCACGCTCTCTCCGTGGTATCCGTCACTCCACAACACCAACATCTGCAACGGCTGCATTGCCTTCATTAACGCCCATCGTGAGCGTAAAGCCTGAGCCTCAACCGCCCGTGCCATTCTTGGCGCGGGTTCTTTGTATAACCAATAAAAAATTAAAGAATTATGGAAAATTACAGACAGTTTGCAGAACGCAACAAGACATGGAACGGCTACTATATCAATTCCGACTTCTACAAGAAGATGGAAGGCATCGACCCCATGCTGCGTAACTACGAGGTAGCAAAGTCAGTGGAGAAGAAATTTCTCTCCCGTTACAACTCCAACAGCCCCGAGCCGCAAGTCGGCGACGTGGTTGAGTTCTCTGACGGCTATAACATCTACGCACATGCCGTGATAGCCGAGTCTTTAAACAAGAAACATGATAGCAAATTCCACCTGCTGAACGTGTGCGAGAATGGCAGCTCATGGACTGATGGAGAGTCATTCTCCACGTCGGGCGGCTCGTTTCACACTTTCCACGCATCGCGTTTTGCCCTTGTCGGTCGAGCCGTCAACATGGTGTGGACATGGGGCTGCCACGGTGCGGGAGCTGAACAGGGAATTTATTTCCATCTCAATGTGCGCCGGTGGGTCATTCCTTACTCTGCGCCCGAACCTTTAACAAGAGTCCGTATCTACGGCAATGGTTCAAAAGACCCCTACGGCGAGCCTCGCCGCTACGCCGTGAGCGTGACAGGACAGGATTTTTTCAATTTCCAGTCCTTTGTTTCAATCCGTGCTTTTCTCGCGTGGGCTGAGTATGTCGGGTTCGAGTATGAGCACATAGGCAACGGGGCAGACCGCTGCGGTCTTGTCAACAGGCGCGGTTCCCAGTTCTTGAAGCGCGTAATGGTGTTTCATCCCAAGCAAGTGCCGTCAGGAGCAAAACCACTGAAGATGGCAGAGAACGGCATTATTGTTGACGCTTGGACAAAACGTGTGGGCGACACGATTTTCTTCTACGTCCCCAACATTAATTGGTGGAACGACGGGACTTTTCCTCACCCCATTCTCTCCAGACAGGAAGAAATCGAGGAATTTTGGAAATATTCCGACAATCCTCTCGGCATCTAAGCCTTAACCAGGCATGTCCTCTATTGGACGTGCCTTCTCAGTACAAACCCTTTAAAACATCAGAATTATGGACAATTATTTATTGAAGCAAGAAGTTATCGGCAACTATCGTATCAATATCTTCCAAGACGACAGTCCGTCATGCCCCTGCACCGACTGGGACATGCTCGGCGTCCACCTCTTCAACTACGACGACTCCGACCGCCTCTCCTCCGCCTGCAACGGCGACGAAGTGTCGGCTACGTCGCTTGAGGATGCTCTCCGCGAACTTGTCTGCAAGTACGTCCCGCAGAAGAAAATCATTGACTACATCAACGAGTACTGCAACGACTACCGCATACGCTACGACCGCAGCGACCACATGTGGTATCTTGAGCACTACGGAAAATACACATGGTCTGACGAGGTATGGCATGAGGCAAACAGCTTCTCTCCCCACGAACTGAAGTTTTGCGACTACAGCGACGAGTTTTGCGACATCCTCGACTCCGACGACCTCATTTGGCTGCTCCATAACTGCCAGCGCAAGATTGCCTTCCACGAATGGCAGTCCCGAGGCTACAGTCAGGGCGACTGTGCCGACGGCATATCCTTCTGCACCCGCGAGCGTTTCGCCAAGCGCTACGGCAAGCCGGGCAAGGACTGGCGAGAACGTGCCGTCAAGAGCATGGAAAGCGAGGTCGACTGCATCGGAAAATGGCTGTGGGGCGACGTTATAGGCTACGTCCTTGAGAAGAAAGTCTACACCTTCCTTCAGCCCGAGGATTGCGAGGAATGGGAGGAGATAGACTCCTGCTGGGACTACTATTGCGGCCCCGACGAGCTTATTGAAAACGTTGTCAACGAACACGACATTCGTCCAAAGGAAGCTGCCTAAACAGAGGGGAGTCTGCACACTCCCCTTGCTATTCACCAAAATCAATGAACTATGCAAGACAACAAGTATTTCTGTTTCACTATTGACAATAGTGGAAGGCGAGATTTTCAGCGTATTGACAAGACTTATGCTCTTGACCTAAACCGCATGGGCAGGTGGTTCTATTCACTGCCGTTCAAAGTCGTTAATTCACGCACGAAAGCGCTACGTTGGAAACACCACCTCAGAGATTAGCCTAAACTGGGCAGCCTTCGGACTGTCCCTACAAACCATTTAAACAACTAAAATTATGAAGTATTACGTATCAGTTACAGAAACCCTCAACAAGATTGTAAGTGTAGAGGCAGCAAGCGAGCGCGAGGCAGAGCGCAAAGTCCGCAAAGCCTACGAGAACTGCGACATAACCCTCGACTCCGACAACTTCTGTAGAGAATCAATAGAGGTTGACCCCGACCAGGATTTCTACCGCGAGAACGAGAGCGACGGTCCTGTCTATCAGGAAGTCAAAGCCTGAACCAAGGGAGAGCAATCTCCCTCCTATTAACCAAAACATTACATAAATATGACAAACGAAGAGAAAATGAACAGACATTACGAGATTGCAGTTGTCCTCAATGGCAAGTCAAAATTTATTGTAAGCTATCTCGGGCAACACGTGACAGTCTATTGTCTTACCGATAGTAGACCAGTACAATACCTAAACATGACACGCAGGGCATTTTTCGCATTGTTTCGTGGATACAAGAAAATTAAGTACGACAAGTCCCACCTACTTATCAAGGAGAACCTTTGGGGCTATCAAGGGCCAAAGACAAAACTTCCGCGATATTTCGTGAAGGAGTAAAGCCAAAAGGAGGCTGCGTGCCTCCACAACAAACCAAAACTATCACGAATTATGAATACAAATTATCAAAAAGGCATTGAATACGCCCTTTCCTGCCCCGAGGCTCCCATCAACGAGAAGGATGTCCTTTCCGACGCTCTGCTCGACGCTCTGTTCGACAATAGCAACTACATCGAAAGCAAACAAAAAGCCGTTGGTTTTATCTCCGGCTATCCCTCGCTTGCCGAATGGCGTAACAACAAACTCACCGTCACGTTTGTTTCTTCTGGCGATGCCCGTCGTGTTATCAACGATTGGCGGCGCGAGATAATCTCCCGCCTCATCGACCGTCAGGACACACCGCTCACCACATTCACGAGTGTGGCAGAAGATTCAGACATTCTCTGCACATTCCTCTTCACCCCACGTGAGCTTGCAGTCCTCTTCCATCACAACTGCCCACGGCAGCAGTAATCTAAATCCCAGGTGGTCACATGCCGACCGCTTGGACAATCATCAACCAATCAAAACATAAGAATTATGACACACACAGAATTTATCGCCCTCGTCTGCGACAGAGTCGAGGAAGGCTCCCGCTTCACAGTCAACTTCGAGAAGCGCACACTTCGCGTCGACGGCAAACTCGTCGATTTTTCCGAGGTAGATATTCTGCCGGAGCCTAAGATGCAAACAATTCTTGACGCTATGTACTACACCTACAAGCATTCCGTCCCCTCCGAGCGCTCCGAGTCTCACCGCAAGTGTTACTTTAAGGCACTGCCCGAAGACTCTCTCTCCGACGATGATATGCTCTACGGAGAGCGCCGCGAACCTACACGCTGCCGTCTTGAGCTCTACATCCTCCTGATGATTGTCTCCGGTCAGCTCCGTTGGCACTCCGAGTGGGGTTCATGGTTCTGGCAGTCCCCGAACGACAAGGATTTCATCATCCTCCGCCAGTGGATAGAGCCACTGGTCATAGAGAAACAGTAAACATTATCAACCATCAAAAAAACTTATCAATTATGACAACATGCGAAGATTGCAAGCACTGCCATTGTGCAGGCTACCACACTTATCTATGTTCTCTTCACGACGAACAGACAGGTCTCAACACTTCTTCTTGCCACGACTTCGAGGAGTCTTAGCCTAAAATGGGGTAGGGGTGCGCTCCGCACCTCACCCTTCACTTTAACCAACATTATTAACATCATTAAATTTTAAAGAATTATGAAAAGAAACGTTATGATTTCAGGTGAGTTCACAATCAACGAGTTGACAACATCCAACGCCACGGCCACACCCCAGCCGTCGCCCCGTCCGAAACGCAAGTCTGCCGCCGGTCGCATAGCAGCTCTCAAGGCTGCCGGTGTCGACGTGTCAAACTACTTCGCCATGGGCGACGACATGATTGTCCGTGTCGACGACGGTGTGCCCTCGCAGGTTCTCGACGACGACCCCGTATTCTCTCGCATCACCCAAGGTGGCTACATCGCCCACTCCAAGCTCTACCGCCGCTGGGTCATGGCTCAGATGTTCCGTATGCTCCGCGAGTCCGCTCGCGACGGATGGAACTTCACGGCCGTGCTCCAGTTCCGTGGCTACGAGTATTCGTGGAAAATGCTTGAGCAGGAGCTTCTCGCTCAGTACAAGATGGCCAAGCATGGCGACTCTCTCGCCTTCACCGAGCGCAACCGCTGGTTCAACGCCAGCGTAGTCTACGACATGGCGACCGACTACATCAAGAATCTCAAGGACCTTGTGGACGACCTCACGGTGCGCCACTGCAAGCGCCGTCCCTACAAGCGAATCTGCGGCGTGAACGTGTTCTGCGACGAGATACAGCCCAAGGTATTCGCTCCTGTCGAGGCAGCAGCCCGGGCTATCGCCACAGCGTCATCTCCCTACTTGCTCTACAAGGCGGTCTGCCACTTCAACCGCATCCGCAAGGCTCTCCACTGGAATACCATCCAGTCCAAGTCTTTCGTCGATGCCTATAAGGGCGCAGGTGCCTACTTCACGATGAAGAACCTCATCCTCTTCCACGGCGCTCGCTTCTCGGGGTTCCCCTCCGAGCAGCAGTCTGTCCTCCGTATGGAGCAGCTTGCCTGCAACTGCGAGGGATGGGAGCTCCTTGGTGCCATGAAGCAACTCATCGCCGACTCCGGCATCTCCATCGAGCGCAAGATTGCCGAGTGGAGCAAACACTAAGCCCCATAGCATAAAAAGGCTTGTCATCAAGCACCCCGGGGATTTGCCGTCCCGCCGGTTGTGGCGCAGACACTGTTCATAAGAGCTTCTTAGTAGAAGGTCCCTTTTCCTGCCTCACGTCAGGCAAGGATCCTTCAGAACAAGCTCTTCAATCAGCTTCCTACACCCAGGCACCCGTCCGCGAGCCACCGGCACTCCATCCATCCGTTCCCACGGCCTAAAAAGGCTTAGGAAGGCTTATAGAGGCCTATCCCAAGCCACCATTATCAACCCAAAACAACAAAGAATTATGAACACAAACTCTCAAGACAAAATCCTCGAAATGTTCTTCACTCCCGAGCGCTGGCAGTACGCCATATCCAAGGGAGTCCTCAAGGGCATTTCCAAGGCCACGCTCTACCAGCTCACGTCACCCTCGGCACGCTCACTCATGTACCAGCGCATACGCGACGGCAAGTACAAGATAATGCCGCCCCACACCGCCCTTATCCCCAAGGACAACGGCGACTTCCGCACTGTCTACGTCAACGAGCCTGCCGACCGTGTCCTGCTCTCCATCGCCAACGACCTGCTCTTCGAGCTCATGCCCGATATGGTCCATCCGCGCTGCCGTTCCTATCAGAAAGGTATCGGCTGCGGACGTGTCGTCCAGGAGGTCTCGCGCCGCATGACCGCACCCACAGAGTCGCCCGACGGAGTCCTCGGCTTCAAGTCCGACCTCTCCAAGTATTTCGACTCCGTGCCCGTTGCCTATATCGACCGAGCCTTCGACATGGTCGAGCAGCGTCACGGACACTCCGCTCTCATTGATGTCCTGCGTGACTACTATCACTCCGACATCTACTTCACCCCCGAGGGCGAGCTCTCCGAGAAGTACCAGTCCCTCAAGCAGGGATGCTCCGTGGCCTCGTGGCTTGCCGACGTAATTCTATACCACATCGACCAGCAGCTCTCCGAGCTCAACGGCTACTATGTCCGCTACTCCGACGACATGCTCTTCATCGGTCCCGACTACGTCAAGGCAATGCACATCCTCACACTCGAGCTGGGCAAGATGCAGATGACGCTCAACCCCCGCAAGGTCGAATATCTCGACCCGCAGCACTGGTTCAAGTTCCTCGGCTACTCCATCAAGGGCAGTGCTATTTCGCTCTCTTCAACGCGCATAAAAACGTTTCAGAAGGAGATTGAATCTCGCACAACCCGTCGCCGTGGCGCAACGCTCACCACATCTGTCAACCTCATCAACCGCTACCTGTACCGTGGCTACAACGGACACTCCTGGGCTACGCAGGTCCTCCCAGTCATCAATGTCAAGGAAGACCTCCTCACCCTCAACGAGTTTATCATCGACTCTCTCCGTGCCGTACAGACAGGCAAGCGTCGCATCGGCGGTCTTGGCTACGTCAAGACACAGTCCGTAGGCTGCATCAGCCGTGGGCGTGGTCGCAACGTCACCGCCAACCGCCAGAAGACTCCCGAGCGCATACCTGGCTACCCCTCGCTCTGCCTCATGCAGAACGCCCTCCACACCTCCCGCGCCGCCTACGACACCCTCGTCGCCAATCTCTAAAAAAAAGTCCGAGAACACGGACGCCGCATGAAGGGCACTCCCTTTATGAACCCGTTTTGTAAGAATAGTTCAGGAGCGGCGATACCACGCCGCAAGGAACTATTCCAAACGGGTACAATCAATCCTTTACACCCATGTTCCACAGCGTCAGACATGCGGCATACTTGGCTTAGAAAGGCCCAGCGAGGCTTAGGCTCATCTCAAACATCCTTTCCTAAAAAGGTTTGGCGAGGTTTGTCCCGCCAAACCGCCTATTAGCAACCGACCCCAGGCGGCGCACACCGCCCCGTGCTTGCAGAACGGCAACCCTTTAGCGACTCAGGCTTCTGCCGAGATGACGACGCGTCTACCCACGCGTCGTCATCTCAGAGATTCCTGACTCTACATCAATCCCCTACACCCATGTGCCATGCCGCCGTGCAAGCCATTCCACTCCCAGCACAGGAGTTGTATTCCAAGTGGAGCACATTCACTCCCCAGACCATGATGTCCGGCGGCCCGTATGCTCACTCATCCCGGCAGCCGGCAAATGAGTCTGGCTCAATCATCCTCCTACAACCATGTGCCACGCTCCTTGCGGAATACACTAACGCTCTTGCGAAGCCTAAAACCGGGCACAGCGTGCGGACATCGTTCAATATACAGTTTAAGATAGGCCGATCTTCCCCGGTTGCCCACCGGGTCGGATCACCCTCCCGAAACTGTATCCATCAGTCACTTACATCCATCGCACCCGTCCGCAGCTGTGCCCACAACCCAACCATCCATCCCTACAGACTCCAGCGGTCCCCACCGACGCGCCGTGCGGCCCAATTCACCAATCCGGTTTCGTATCTCGACAGCTCCACCAGGTTTCCACCTGGCTTCACTGTCGATCCTCAACCGGATTACATCAATCCTTTACATCCACGCTGGCACAGCCGCAAGCGCGTCTTTTTCTTCTAAAAAATCGCGAAATCGCCATAAGATAGCCATAAAATCGCTATCTTTGCACCAACATTCCATCCCTCGGCTTAGAAAGGCTCAAGGAGGCGCAGTAAGGCTTAGTAATCAGCCCTCCAGTTCCCTCAGCTCAGAAATGCCCAAGAAGGCGCAGTGATGTCAAAATCCTCCGCCACTACAAACCAAAACAAAAAAGTATTATGGCAGTATCCAAAATCATCCGCGCCCAAGACATCCTCAAGCGCAAGGGCTATGCCGCCCCCCGTTTCGACACCGCAGGCTTCCAGTCTGCCGTAGCCTCCTTCTTCGAGAGCCACGACGTTTCCGCCAGCCTCACCGTGTTCCCCTGTCGCTTCCTCGACTACGAGAATACGCCCTCCTCAGGCTTCCACGCCTGCACCGAGTACACGGCAAAGACCCCCGACGAATTCGGTGTCTCGCGCGACGGCAAGTTCTTCTACGACTACCCACTGCCGCCGTTCCTTGGCGGACGCTTCGGCACTCTCGGCTACACCGACGAGATAGGCTTCCCCTACATCCTCGTCGACGAGCCATACACCACCAACGCCGTCGGACTCCTCAAGCTCTGCGGCTTCATCGTTTCCCGCAAGCACAAGGTGTTCGGCATCCCCTGCTACACCGTCACCCTCACATGACGCCAGCATTCCACACCCCTATAGCCTAAAACGGTCCAGGAAGGCACAGCAAGGCTCATCAAGCCTCCTTCCTCAGCCACAATTAACCAAGCCCTACGCATCACGGTTAAGCGAGGAAATTATGAAAATAAAGACATCTAAGTACAATGAGATTAGCTTCAGGGAAGCTGTTAAGTACATCACAGTCCCCGCACAGGTTATTAAGCCTACTGCGATTATTAACGGAGCAATATGCGAGGTTCCGACCAATGGGGTATTCCTGGGTATCGTGAAGTACGCTGACGGGAAGGAGGAGAGCATATATTCCGACTATGAAGTTCGCATTAGGAACGTACAGTTCTCTGTAGCTGCGGGTGATGACGACTACTTCAACAATGTAATTGAGATTAACTAATCCGCACAAAAAAGCCCCACCTTTATGAGGTAGGGCTTAATTCACGAGAACAAATCTCGACTCATCTACAATAGTAGAAATTTTGTTCTTTTGAACGTTTCAATCCACAGCCTTTTACGGCTGACGGTGCAAAGATAAACATTATTTCTTTCGTAGATATGAGTAAGTAATATTTTTTAAGTTAAAATAAATATTTTATACATTATAAATTATGGAAAGAGACGACGTAAGAGTTCTGAAGAACAACGGTTATGAGGATGGTTATCCTCAGTACCTCGTAATTCTTGCCAAGGAGATAGAGAATTACGCAGCCGATGGCACAAGCTATGATTATAGCCTTGAAAACGAAGATTCAACTTGTTGGGAGGACCTTCAGCGTGAGCTTGAAGACAAGTATAAAGGACTCTTCTTCATCCTGGAGGACGACAATGAGATTAGCTATGATGAGTGGCAGTCGGACACGGATGCTCTCAACGAGGCAAAGAAGAGCAACAAGATTAAGGAGATACGCAAGTTTGCCGCCGACTGGCTCGATGAGCACGTGTGGCACGACGAGCCGCTCTATTGGAATTACTGGGGTGGAAGCAACTGGAAATCAGTATTGCTATATAGCAAGTCGGGAGAAGTAAACAATGATTATGATTACAATTACAAACTTCTCGACGAGGATGACAATGAGGCGAAGGAGGTGCTCGCTGCTTTCGACCGTGCCGAGGATGCTCCGCGCGAATGGCACAACGGTTATTCTACTTACGAGGACGAGGAAACAGGCTATGAAGTACGTTTTTCGCAATTCAGCGGACACGGAAGCATGGCAGATATTTTTTAACAACATCAGCCCTCGACAACACGGTCAAGTCAAAGATATATGCCTACAAAAGAATATTTGAAGTCTGTAATAGAACAGGCGGAATTTAATAATTCCGCCTGTCATATCAATTACGATATTACAGAAATAAAGGAATTAAGTGAAGAAGGTTGCTTCCTTGTTTTTGCGGAAGCGAAAGGTGACGATTATGACGTTAAAACGTCATTCGTGGCATACGAGGATGGCGCTTGCTACTTCTTGTCAGATTGGCAAGGCGCATACCCTAAGATGGAAAAAGAAATTGCTGATTACGAAGACTGGGTTACTGTTGAATGGGAGCCTCTGCCTTTTATTTTTAACGGTCTGCCAAGACGGTTACTTTGAATAATGTATAAGATAATAGATACAATTGACCGTTACCCCTTTGTCGTGATGTTGCTTGTCAACATCACGACAGGGGAAAAGCGGTATTGGTGCATTGATGACGTACATGCAGACGAACTGTGCGACGAGTACCACGCCAAGGACCTCAAAGGCTTGTTGCTTGACCAGCTGCCAGCCTGGGGCACCTGGATAACACGACAAAGCATCAACATGATATAACACTTTCAGCCCTCCGCTCAACACGGTCAAGAGCCTTAATTATGAGCAAAGAAGCAGATGCCGTCCGCGAAAAGTTTATCAATCTTGAGTATCAGCTTTTCATCGCGGCAGCGCGTGGCGAAATCGCCGACTATGCCGAGTTCATCCGGCGCTTCCATCTCCTCGACTTCCAATACAACGAGGAAATAACGGAAGCTGGCGGAGGCGAACTCCTCGACGTAACCTTTGACGGTCTCGTCCGAAATGCCTCCGACCGCGACGAGCCGGTCAAGGGCTTTGCCTGCCGTTGGCTGCGAGTCTACAACGACTTCGAATTTGACGGTGTCGACATGGAAGCCCTCGTCAACGGAGGCAAGGCTTCCGGCGATGATGCACCCGACGACCCCGACTCAGACCCCTTCTGGGACAATCTCCTCCCAAACGACGACGACTGACGCCCCCAAACCATCCTGCCCCTGGCAGGACACAAACCATAACCAATATAAACATTCTTTAATAATTACGAATTATGTTTAGACTTTCCCTTTCCATATTACCAATACTCTTATCCGGATGTCTGTCCACGTGTCATAACGGCATCGCTGAAAACGTACCACAACATTCTGACAGCAGTCTGTATCTTAACAATACAATCCAGGTCGGAGATACCGCAATGCGCCTTGTCGAGAGGGGCATTATGACACCAGACATTGAAAACAAAAATTTATATAACCTTGTTGACAATACTTTTCTCGGAATAAATTTCAATCGAAGCATCGTTTCAACATATAATGGACTTGTAAACGGCCTGTTCCTTTTTAGCCGCAACTTTGACAAGGAATCTGAATACCAGTCTGTGATGAACAAAATTTTCAAGAATATCGGTAACACCTACAAACAAGCCAAAGACACGACTTACAATGTTCCAGGAGCGCAATTTGATGCTTATGTCCACGAGTACGAATGGCTCTCGGAATCTAAAAAAATGTCTGTATTCTTTAACAAAAGAAGCATTGATGGCTTTGCAACCCTTTATGATATACAGTTATATATCATTCCACAAGACAGTGTCATTAAAAATAGACACCTAACCCATTTGTACCCCGACAACAATTAGCCTTCTGCCTCCGCTCCCCTCGCCCCATAATAGGGCAGGGGAGCACCCCTCCAATCTCCACCCCTCTGCATGTAAATTTTCCACCCACAAGAGCATTTCCGCCTCAAAAGCATTATCTTTGCACTCATATCAACCATTATTATCAATTAAAACGTAAAGATTATGATCAAGAATTCCAATCCCGACGTTCCTTTCGAGCGCCAAATGCTCCACATCCTCCGCAACTACCAGCGTCTTGTAGATGAGAACCTGTCTCTCCACACACGTTGCAAGAACCTACAAAGCGGCGAGGCTTATTCAGCCCAGGTTCGGAAAAACAAAGACCAGCAGGACCTCATCCACAAACTCAAGGAGCGCCTCCGTGCCTATGGCAACACATCCCCCGAGCAAGTCACCGTCCTCCGTTCCAAGCTCCAAGAAGAGAAGCTGAAACGACAGAAAGCAGAAGAAGCCCTACGCAACTACATGCACAAAATCAAAGTCCTCAACATCGCCAGCCAGATGTAGACCCCCCACGCCATCAACGACGCATTCGACCCAACCGTCCTATGCGTCCTACCCAACCACCCTCAAACGTGAAAATTCCTCAAAAAAGCTCCCCAAAAACTTGCACGCCTCGCAAACTTTTCGTAACTTTGCAGTGCTTACTTCACAATAGTTCGTCTATTCCGTCAGGGCATCGGTCATTGCCCGTCTGCCAAGATTGGGCATTTTTCATGTCCACTATTGGACCACTTTTCAGAATATGCAAGTCCGTGTCGTCATTGGCTCGTGATTATGTCATACATCCTAAGCGGTTTCACTTTGCGTAACATTAAGACCCTGCGAGAGTAGGACTATTGTGTTGTAAGCAGCGCAAACGTGAGACCGCTTTCTTTTGTATAAAGTCTCCACATCGTCTATTTTTAAATGCTTACAACACAATGATGCAAGAAATCATTCCGTCTGCCATCGCAGACAACAAAGAACAATTTGTACACTCACTTGCAGAACAAATAGCTCTTAGAATGGCTATTTCTAACAAAAACTATGTAGTGGATTCTACAGAAGAACGAAATCTAAAAGTGAGATTTTTAATTTCAAATGACATCATTCAAAATATTGAAAATATTTTTGAATGTATATTCACTAAGCATGGTAGAGTGACACTGTCAAGCATCGAAGATTTCAACAAAATCAAAGCTGCATTTTCTGAAATCCCTGAGATTATAACCAAGAAGCAGGCTTCAGAGATACTTCTTTCTTTTGAGGCAAAGTTAAAGGAATTGTCAAATTCAGGGGTAATTGATTTTGATAAACATGACTGCGTGTATACTGCAACAGAAAGTTTCGTTTACGCTCTCCCAATGGTTGCTGTTTTGAAAGACAAGAAAGGTATTATACAAGACTATATATGTTGGGGTGATGACACAAATTTAACAGAAACTATTTCTCGATTACTCCACGAAACGCTACATAATTTACGTGAGCCTTACACAATCAATGAAGTTTTAGGGTTAAGCCGCTTACTGTGTTGTGGTGCATACTCGAACAAAGTAAGTTCGATGTCCCTGCTCATCCAAGGTGTTATTGAATTTTTAGGTCCATTTAAAAAAGACAAGAAGAAATACAATACTTACCTTGCAAGTGATAGTTCAGGACTTATAAAAATAGGGAAGAGCTCTGATGTCTACAAAAGAGAAAAGTCGCTCCGTATAGGTAACGCCACATTAGAAATTATAGCTTATTTCGCTTCCGATATAGAAAACGAGCTGCATAGGCAATATGAAAGTAAAAATGTCAATGGGGAATGGTTTAGCCTCTCAGAAACAGATGTCATTGACATCATTAAAGGCAATAATGCAGTGTGGGTTGCGCCATCACTAAGAAAAGCACTCAAGCGCCACAACATCCTGCCCCTCATCGAGCAGCAGGAGCAATAACAACCAACATTTTATTTATTAACTCTTAAAACTCGATGAAAATTATGGAAAAACCAAACAAAGAGATTTTCGACGACAACATCCGTCTTACAATCACCTATCTTGAGCGTGCCGAGGAGAAGTTCATCGCCGCTGTCACCTCCAAAGAAATCTCACGCTCCGAAAAGGAGCATTTGCAACGCCAGTACGCCGAAGCCTTCAACATTATGATTGAAACCCTTGCATCACTGGCAGCCGCCGAGATACGAGGCTTCCGCATCGTCATCCCCACAGCTTAGATAGGCTTGACCGCTCCAAAGCCCCACGGCTAAAAGAGTCCGCTCCAAAACCACACGGCTTAAAGAGGCTTAGGAAGGCATAGAGAGGCTTAGGAAAAGCAGAAAGTCTTGTCTGCCTTTACCTAAGCCTCTATCCCCCCATTATTTTTTTTGCCCTCGCCCCATCCATATTATAAATAATATTATCTTTGCAAACAAAAAAATCCCATACAATTATGACACAGCAACTCACAACACGCCGCTGGCAGCAGCTTCTCACCACCGACCAGCAGGACAAATACGCCAACGCAATCCGACAGGGCTACTTCGCCACATACGACGGTTTTCCGTGGCGCCACACCTTCTACGGAGCATGGATATGGAAGCATCCCGGACGCGTCAAGGTAGTCAACATCTTCCGCGACATCATCGGACACGCCCCACAGTGGGAAGACCTCACCGACGACAACCTGCGCGACTTCCGTGAGCAGGTCATCGACTCCTACGCCCCCAACTCCGCGCGTACCATCTTCGCCGAGGTCAACGCTGTCATCCGCGAGAACTCCTCCAAGCCCGTTCCCTCGCTCAAGTTCGGCGAGGTGCTCCACGCCAAGCGCGTCCCCACAACCGCCGTCGCCCTCACCGACGACGAGATAGCGCGCATCCATGCCTATCACCCCCGCACCATCGCCATGCGCCATGCCAAGCGCATCTTCATGCTTGAGTGCCTATGCGGGGCACGCCTCTCCGACTGCCAGCGGCTCTCCACCGAGAACCTCGCCCCCGACGGACGCACCATCACATACGTCTCCCGAAAGACACGCACCGCCGTAACAGTTCCCGTCCACCCATGGCTTCCCCAGTATCTCGTCCGCACGTCCCCGCGCGAGCCGCAGGAGCTCACCACACGCTCCTACAACGACAACATACGCCTCATGTGCCAGTCCTGCGGCATCGACTCCGCCGTCAAGGTATTCCAGGCAGGACACGACCGCCGAGGACACAAGTACGAGTTCGTCTCCACCCACACCGGCCGCCGCTCCTTCGCCACCAACCTCGCCCTCAAGGGTGTCGCCCTGGAGCAGATAGCCATGATGATGGGGCACATGTCCGGCAATGTCCCCAACATCGCCATGACACAGCGCTACATTGTATCGCGCATCGCCCTCTCCCCCGAAGCCTTCGCAGCTTTCCAACTCCCTCCAATAGGAGGTACGGCCTCCGAGCCGTACCACTCCGCCAGCTCCGAGCCAGCTCCGAGCCAGCTCACGCCCTTTCTCCCGAAGCCAGCTCCGAAACCCAGCTCACGCAATGCACAGTCTGAATAACCCTCATCGCTCTCTACAAAAGCCTCAAATCTCATAGGTCAGCAATGGCCTATGAGCACCTCAAAACCGCCCGTTTTCGACCCTAAAAATAACCCCAAAAACCCAGTCGGTTTTTATCGGTTTTAGCAACATTCTCCGACATATCATAACTATCTGATAATCAGTGAGAAAAAACCACCAAAACCTATATATACATATATAGTATTATATGTATTATATATTCACTAACGTTCATATATAATAAAGAAGCTGCTGACGCAGCTAAGAAGCGGCAGCAGCAGCAGCATTTTGTATTGTTTTAATCCGGTTGTTCAAGATAGAATATTCCTTTTCCCCTCGGCTTAGGAAGCTTAACACTCCTCACTCTTTCCCTCGGCTTAGAGAGGCTTAGGACGGCTCAATGAGGCTTAAATGTCAGAGTTTCTCGTCCGTTCTCTAATTCTTAAAAAACATTAACGTTCCCTCATATCCTTTGCCGTCTAAAAAAAAATCCCCATCTTTGCATCACCCAATCCGGGGACATCCCAAGGGAGCCTCCTATCCCGTCCCCGGATTTCCACCGCAACAACCCCAAGGGTGCCGAGAAGTTTCAGACCTCTCGGCACCCTTCATTTTTTAAGTCTGCGTTCACGTAGTCCACAATCTTCCTCACAGCGTCGTCCACCCTCTTTTGGTCATACGCAATGTAGTGGCTTGTCACGTCCGCCCACGAGTGTCCCAGGCACAGCGCGATAGTTTCCCTCGGAATCTCCAGCTCCGCACCTATGCTCGCGAATGTGTACCTTGCCGTGTACACCGTCGCCTCAGGCATTATAGGCTCGCCCTTCATCATCACCGTATGTCCCCTCTTGTTCCGTCCCGGTGTCACCGGGGCAATCGTCTTTATCTGCCTGTTCCATTTGGTTGTGAAGTCAAGGTACGACTTTTCCTTCTCCACTACCCACAGCAGATGTTTCTCGCCCTTGTAGACGTCCATTATCCTCCGCGCCTCGTCTGTCAGCGGCACCTCAATCAGCTTCCCCGTCTTGTGCCTTCTGTACACGACATGTCCGTCCCTCACGTTCTCGCGCGTCAGGTTCAGTAAGTCCACCGGGTTGATGCCCGCAAGGTAGAACGACAGCATAAACAGGTCTCTGTATATCCCGTTCCCCCTGTTCACGTTGCAGTCCCGCAGTTCCCTTAGCCTCTCCACCGGCACGTTGTTAATTTTCACCCGTTCATGCTTTATCTTGAATTTTCTGAACGGCATATTTTGTGTCAGTCCCTCGTCAAACGCCCAGTTCATCAGAGCCTTCAGATTTCGCATATGTATCGCCCTCGTGTTCACCGAGCACGTCCTGGCAAGCCATCCGTCAAACCCCTCCAGCCACCGTTGCGTCACGCCGCCAAAAGTCGCCTTGTTGTCGTAACGCACAATTTTGTCGGCAGTCTGCCTGTAAATTTTGCGTGTTCCCTCTGCATTCCTTGTTTCCGCGAACTGCTTTGCATACTTCTCCAGCGTCATCACCGCACGCTCCTCTCCCCCGAATACCCCCTTCACGAAAGCCTGCGTGTCCGTCCATGCCTCATTCTCCGTCACGATCAGGTGTTCGTCAATCCTCAGTAGCTTTCTCGCCAGCGCAATTGTCTTGGCTCTCGCGTTCGGTTCTACTTCGGGAAATTCCCTGCCTTTGAACTTCGTTTTAGTGAAAAGGCCAGTTGCGACCTTGAATCTCTTCCCCGAGTCCTCGAAAATCAGCAGCACGGGCATTTGTCCATCCTTCCTCTTTTTCGACTCGTCGACATAAACTCTATACTTCATACTTTCAACTTTTTGTCAATTCTAAAAAAGGGCACGGAATAGGGTACGATTTCGCGTCTTATTCACCCCCGAAAACCCCCGAAAACCCAGTATCTCGCGTATTTATCACTTTGTTGTTCTAACGAATAAAATCCATAATAGACTGTTTCACAGTATGTTATGGACCACTGGCAACAAAAACAAACAATGCTTTCTTCACATTATGTACGTCGAGTAATGGCTTGCTAATCAGTGTTTTATGTCCCATATTATTTGCGGGGTACGTTTTTTATGTTATTTGTTTTGGATGATATCTCTTAGCAGGTCTATGGTTTTTTCTCTCTCGGCCAAGGCAGCCTCCAAAGCTGCGACCTTCTGGCGTAGTTTCTCCACCTCGCTATCTCCAGTTTGTATAGTCTGCGTTCCGCTATTGTGTTCGCCGTTGATAGTGTTCACCACATGTGTATAGTCATCTACGTCCCTGCTAATGTCGCGTAAAGCAGCAAGTTGTGCATTGCCTTCTTTCTTGTCCTTGTGATAAGCGCCAAGAAATTTCTCGCCAATGCCATCGCGAAGCCACCTGGAGCTTACGTTCAGTGCATCGCTGATTTTATTTGTGGCCTTGTCCGACCATTCCTTTTTCCCATTTACATATTTGTTGAAGTTTTGGTAGTTCAGACCACATTTTCGAGCAAAACTTGCTTGAGTGTAATGGCCCTCTTCCATTAATTCGATAACTCTTGCTGAAACGTACTCGTCCATATTATATGTGTTAATTTATGTATAAAATAAGCCTTTTAACCAATAATAACAACAACAAAAGTTAAAAATATAGTCTTTATAGTCGTAATATTTGGCTATAAGGTCAATATTAACTACCTTTGTCACCGTTATCAGAGCCATCGTGAAACAATCCCCATAGCTCACGATTGGCTCAATTAGTATTTATTATGCAAATATAGACAAAAAGACCAATATGACCAAGAGAAAGCCAATAAAACTTCGCATAGGCTACCAAAAAAAATTGGCGGAGGCCTGTGGAGTAGGGGTCGCCACTGTCAAGCGCGCCCTTGAATGGGACGCCGATACCGACACCCAAAACCTCATCCGCAAGAAGGCCTACGAGCTCGGATATGTACGCCGTTGGTAACGGCAAGCAAGTAAAACAATAAGCAGCAGAAAGATTATGATACACGCAACCGTCACCCCAATCGACAAAATCTGGCTCTCCAATCGTGAGGCACAGAGCTACCTCGATGCAGGCCCCGACTTCTTCAAGCGACTCCGGCAGTCAGGAAAACTACCGTTCTATAAAATCGGGGCAAAGGTGTTTTATTTAAAGCGCGACATCGACAATCTCATAAAACGCAGTCGCGTCTGCTGACAATATCCAAGAGTTAATTATTCGTTTATGACTTATAATTTTTTGCGTAGTGATACGCACTAATTTCCGTTCTGATGTAAGTCTGCAAGCGTGCAGACGAGGGAAATTCTCAGACAGGGTGTTTGTTACACGAGAATTTTCCTTCATTTTCGCGAAGTGACGCGCATTGTCACACAATGCCTCGGTGCACTTCTTGGAAAGGGCGAACGCGGCTTTCTAAAGTATGCACGGAATGAAAGTATGGCAAGCGGTTTCGCAGACCGCCTCCGCGACATCAGGTTTTAAATTTTGTATAATTTCCATTGAAGCCTCAGTTTGCGAAAATAGGGGCTTTCCTACGGCAGGGAAACCGCATACTGGAGCGGCTTGTGCTTTAAGATGTAGCCATAAATGTTTTAGTTAGTAAAAAATGTTAGAATAAATCCAATTCGGTTGTAGTTTTCGCTAAGCACGAGTAGGTTCGATTCCCTTCCCTGCCACTTCAATGTTTGGTTCTTTGAAATATTGTTACCAGCAGTGCACGGGCGCAATGTAAGTAAGGGCAGAGCGGCAATGGCTGCCATGATGCCCCGAAAGGGCTCCCGTAGCACGGAAATCCAGCTTTTCTGTGTCAAGTAGCCTGTTGAACCACGCCGGAACGAAGAATTGTCGGCGCAGGCACCCGCGAACACGTCACAGTCTGGTCGCCGGACAACAAAAACGGCGAGTCTTCGCGTGAATGACTCTAAATCACGCAAAAAATTGAAACATCATATTATTTGTGTTATATGTTTTAATGTCCAGAAATGTAGCATAATGGTAATGCCTCTTGGTCTTACTGACGGGTAGTATGCGGGTTCGACTCCCGCCATTTCTCCAATTTTTTCATTGATGCTTAAAGGGTAGTATCCACGGCACGACGGTTCCGAGGTCCTCCGCCGTGGATACATTTTTTCTCTGTTGGAGTTGTGCCATGAGCAACTGGCAAGTCATGGACTGCTCGCAAAGCGGGAGCGGACACGTTTGGCCATGAAATAAACGTATTCATTATCGTCCGTGTACCCGCTCCCTGGGGAGCGTGGCCATCCGAGCGGAGTCCGAATCTCCGCAACTCCGCCATAAAATCCGTCGATTATGAAAGTAACAAGAACAATACGTATCACCTCCGACGCCTACGAGGAACTTTTCCACCTCCCGTGCGTCACCGCCGTCTTTCGTGAAGTAGGCAAGCGAATTTCATATGTCACGCTTTCTCCCGAAAGCACTCGCGGACGCCTCCGAGCTCTCTCTGGCGACTACCTTGTCGAGTTTTCATCAGGCGAATGGCAATGCTTCGGTGCTGAAGCCTATCAGCACCTTTTCAAGAACCCCGCGTCCAAACCGTGGGAAAAAGATGGAGGCAGCCTATGACCGCCACTTCTTGCACCCGCTCGCGCTATCGCGACATAGTAGTTAAGTACTATCCCCACTTTTCCGCAGGCGAGATAGCCGAGCGCTTTTCTGTCACCAAGTCTCGTGTAATACAGGTTGCTGCACGTCTTCAGGTCGCGCATACACCCGATACTGTCGCGCGCCTCCGTCAGAAAGTTATAAATGCCTGTTTGCGCGCCCAAACGCCCGATGTCATTGCACGACGAGGTAAAAGCATCTCGCGGACCTACCGAATGGAGCATTTCCGCGCCAATTCCGGTATGCCCACAAAAACAAAGCTTAAACTTCAGCGCATTCCTCGCAATGTTCAGCACGCTCTTTGGTACCTCCGCGCAAAATACGACTATTTCTCCGACTCTCCCATCGGAGGACCATACACCCTCTACTACGACTCGCAGACACGCCGTAACCCGCGCGAAGCATACTATACGTGTCGCTATGGTATCAAGTTTCAACAGGCTTAGTTCAATAATAGAATAACAATCCAATGAAAATATTGATTTTCTCAATAATCTGTTTCGCTTTCCTCTTCTTTGTAGTCGCAGGCATGACACAATCGGTAATCAACGCCCACCGCCCGCCCGAAGGCGATGGCGAATAGACGGAAGCATTAACCTAATGCCGGCGTGTCTTACTGTCAGGAACTCTCGCAAGAACAACACCCAAGCAAATCGCCGAGACACGACGGCAAACAAAAACAGAAAGCCCACAAATTATGTTAATGACAAAATGGATTGAAGGAGAGGAAAACCTTGAGCAATTTTGCGTGAAATGCCTCAAGGAGAAACCTCGCTTCATCGAAACCGTAGGACATTGCGGTCCGGCTACCATCTACCTCATGTACAAGTACCGTGAGGACAAGCAACGCTACGTCGAGATGTTTCTGCTATTCATGGAACACCCGAAAGGAAATGTAGCACGAAATGACTTCGACAACATTAAACACATGACTTATGAACAGATTAGAGCTGATAGAAATTCTCTCCTCCGCAAGTGAGGAGGATGTCTACATAAAGGCAGAGGACGGCCTGCTCGACGACTTCGACATCGAACAAGTCGATGAGCAATTCGACGGCTTCTATACTGCCTTCCCCGCCTGCATCACCCTTGTGCCAAAGTCAGACAACGAACATGAACAATACTGACAAATCCTGCCACGACTGCCTCTGGCGCGACTTTCCCAAGTCTACGGGCTTCTGCCCGCATCCCGACTTACGCCGTCCCGATGGTGGCTACGTCTGCTCTCATTGGGAATGGCGATACGATTAAAGAAAAGTCTATCTTGCCCCTTCGGCTTAGTCGGTCCAGGAAGGCTTAGAAAGGCTTATAGTTATAAACCCTAAAAAAAATCAAATTTATGCGTTCACGTACAGCAACATTCTTCGAGGCTACCGTCCGCTACGACAGTCAGACCGAAGATTCCACCATCAAGAAAGTATCCGAACTCTATGTTCTCACAGTCCTCTCGTTTTCCGAGGCTGAGGCCCGCATCATCAAGGAGATTACGCCCTTCGTTTCTGGAGATTTCGATGTCACCAAACTTGCCATCGCTCCCTACCGCGAGGTATTCTTCACCGACTCCGCCATCGACGACCGATGGTTCCGTGCAAAGCTCTATTTTGTCACCATCGACGAAAAGACATCCAAGGAAACGCGCACAGCTATGAACTACCTCGTGCAGGCCACCGACATCGAGTCTGCTCGCAAGAACATCGAGCAGGTCATGTCCTCCACAGCTATCGACTATGAGATTTCATCAATTGCAGAGACAAAAATCCTCGACGTTTTCGAGTAACGCCAGTTTCATATCTGCAAAAAACTCACCTTCCCTTCAGCCCCTCGGCATAGAGGGGCCTAAGAAGGCTCAGCAAGGCATAAAAAAGTAAAACAACAATGTCAGATAATCCATTCAACACCCGCCCAAAGCTCACCGCACTCGACCTCCGACAGCGTTTTCCCGAGCTTATGCAGATTCCTGTCGCCCGTGTGCGCGAGGTTCAGTGCAAGGCTGTCGCCCTCGACTTCCGCGACGGTTTCTGTTACCCATACACCAACGCCTTCGGCACAACCTTTTATAAGTACCGTATATTAACAAGTCATACATTATGTCAACACAAGTAACAACCCAGCAGAATATGACCCTCGGCGAGCTTATGCACTCCCCTGCGGTCATCGGCAAACTCAACGAAGTGTGGTCGTCGCCTCAGATGGCCAACAGCTTCATGTCATCCGTCATCAGCGTCGCCAACGGCAATCCGCAGCTCCGCCGCGCCCAACCCATGTCCATCATCGGTGCGGCAATGGTAGCGGCTACGATGCAGCTACAGGTCGTCCCCACGCTCGGACAGGCCTATCTCATACCTTATGGTTCGCAGTGTCAACTGCAAGTTGGCTAAACCCAAAAGTTATGGTCAAGTAAAATCTCGTGAACGTAAGAAAAAACGGTGTCATATAATATGGCTAACGGTGAAACCCTCCAATAATGGGCAATACCGTGCTTTGATATTTTCAAACAATGATTGGCATTTATTCTTTAAAAAACAATATTACAGGAGAAACCTATGTAGGTCAGAGCATAGACCTTCGTCGTAGAATGATGGAACATAAGTGTCCTTGCAGCACAAAAGGAAATAGATTAATCTGTAAAGCGTTAAAGAAATACGGATTTAATAATTTTACCTTTTCTGTTTTGGAAGAATGCCAAAAAGATGAGCTTGATTTAAAAGAAGTGTTTTGAATCAAGAAGAAAGAAGTCTGAAGCTAACAAAGGAAGAATACCACATCCGCCTATCTATAAGGCAATTTATGGATTTACGGAGGATGAATTTAGCTTCTGTTATTTTCGCTCAACAAAGGATGCTGCCGAACATTTTAATCAGAATAGTGGTAATTTTACGCAAGTTCTGAAAGGAAGGAGGAAGCATTATCTTGGTTATGTTTGGAGGTATTGGAGTGTAGAGACTATCGGTGATGAGTGTAACCGAGTAGGCGTGAATTTATCACACGTCCAAGTGCGAGACACCTGTAAAGGTGAAGAGATAGTCCACTCCATCGAAATGGTAAATCGGTGGGTTAGTGATTTAGGTATCTTACAGCTCTGCCAGCGCAGCGGACAGTTTAAGAAAATACTCGCCGCTGTTGTCCATGAGGGCGAGTATGTTTCCGGCGATGAGTTTGATGAGGAATACGTGTTCGACAAGAGCAAAAAAAAATCCGACCATGTCATAGGCTATATGGCCAAGTTCGAGCTTCTCAACGGATTCACAAAGACAGCCTACTGGTCTGTAGAACAGGTCAAGGCACACGCCTCCAAGTTCTCGCAGGCATTCCGCTCCGGCTACAACTCCCCGTGGAAGTCCGACTTCGACAGCATGGCCAAAAAAACTGTCCTCAAGTCCATTCTCAAGTTTGCCCCCAAGTCCATTGAGATGCAGTCTGCTGTCACCTTCGACCAAGCTGTCGTCAACACCAACATCTCCGACATACAGGACCTCGACATTGATGCCTTCACCCCCGAGTATGTCGACAATCTTGAGGAAGCCAAACACGATGCTATCGCCGACAAGGCAGCCGAAGCCGCACGCAAGACCGCATCCAAACCGAAAAAGGAGGACAAGGAATGATAACAAATCAGATAATGAAACGTCAGCTCGACAATTTTACGGTTGAGCAGCGCACTAAAGACGCATTTTTCAATGCTTCCAATCTCTTAAAACAATGGAATAGCGATGAAAATTTAAATACCCAAAAAAATGGGGATTATAAAAAGAAGGATATTGATGACGGATTTATAAAAACGCCCGAAGACGTTGCCAACTACCTTCGCCGCAAGTTCCAGCAAAAATACTTTTAGCTAATGATTAACAACAGCTCCGACCAGCGTTCCCTCGAATGGTATCGCGTCCGCTTCGGCCACATCACAGGCTCCGAAGTCCACAAACTCATGTCCCTCCCACGCAAGAAGGACGAGCTCTTCACCGACACCGCCCGCTCTTATCTCTATCAGATAGCAGCCGAGCGCACATTCAACCCCGACTTCCTCGCCGACGACGACATCTTTCAGGACTACCTCGACCAGACGTCATTCGTCACCCGCGCTATGCAGTGGGGCATCGACCAGGAAGCAGCCGCTCGCCGCCTCTACGCCGACCTCCAGGGTGGGGTAGAGGTTCTTGAGGTTTCCTCTTGCCCTCACGATGACATTCAAGGCTTCGCCGCCTCGCCCGACGGCATCGTCCGCCTGCCCGAGCAGCGTTGCCTTGAAATTAAGTGTCCATCGCTTGCCACCCATATGCGCTACGTCGCCGAAATCCACGACGCAGCATCCCTCAAGCGTGTCAAGCCCGAGTATTATTGGCAGGTTCAGGCAGAGATGTCCTGCACGGGGCTCTCCTCCGCCGACTTCGTTTCGTACTGTGCCTGGCTCTCGCGCCCAATCCACATAGTCAATATTCCCCGCTCGCCCGACGATGTCGCCCTCCTTGAAGAGCGCGTCCGTCTTGCCGACGGTTTTATCAACAATATCATCAATCAATAAAAAAAAACAACTATGGACATCACAGGAAAAATCATCGCAGCCCTGCCTCCGCGTACCGGCACATCCGCCAAGGGCACACAATGGCAGTGCAACACCTACGTTCTTGAAACTCAAGAGCAGTACCCTAAGAAGGTTGCATTCGACGTTTTCGGCTCCGACCGCATCTCGCAGTTCAATATCCAGACAGGCGAGTATCTCACCGTTTCCATCGACATCGACGCCCACGACTACCAAGGCCGCTGGTACAACCAAATCCGTGCTTGGTCAGTATCGCGCCAGCAGGCTTCCCAGCCGGTATCTCAGCCATCCGTCGCTCCTCCAGTACAGCAAGGCGCTATATTCGCCCAGCAGTCCGCCGCAGCAATCCCACCGCAGCCAGCTCCGCCCACACAGTCCGACCTTCCATTTTGAAGGTCGCATCCCGCCCTCCTTTGGCTTCAGTCCCATTTCGATGCAGTTGTAGTCAATAACGGCGGCGTCAAATCATCCTCACCCGTTTCCTATACCCCTCGGCTTAGAAAGTCCTAAGAAGGCTCAGCGAGGCTTAGTCATCCACATATCCTCAAAAAAACGAACAGTATGAATCCTAAATTTCTCCTCTCTCCGTCGCTCGCCGACACCCTTTCTCCTCTCTCCGACGTTCAGCTCGGTCGTCTCATGCGCTTTGTATTCGCCTATTCCAATACGTCCGTACTTCCTCCTGCCGACACGGAACAGTCCGTTCTCGTCGCCTTCAACTTCATCCGCGAGGACATCGACATCTGCCGCGAGCGGTATGAAGCCCGTGCAACCCGTGCCCGCGAGAATGGACGCAAAGGTGGACGTCCGCGTAAAAAAAAACGCTCGACATCGTCTCCCAAGTCCTCTCCGACCTCGACAGCTTCCAAGAGTCCCTTAAACTCCGAGAGCTTGCCGCAGCAAACTTCCGATTCCCGTTCCGCATCCGCTCAGTCTGAGAGTATGGAGAACCCCATGATTCCCGCATCCAATGATAATTCATCTTTCGATCCGCAATCCATCCAGACCTATTGGAACTCATCCGTCCAGTCTACTCCCGGGTGCAAGCTTCCGTCAGTCATGCATTTCAGCAATACTCGTCGCGACCTTGTTCTCGCTCGGCTTGCCGATTGCGACGGCAAGCCCGACCCTCTCCGTCGCGCCGTAGACATGGCGGTCCGCAGCGAGTATCTCAACCACGACAAGTTATGGGCAACCTTCGATTGGGTCTTCTCTGCCAAGGGTTTCTTTTCCACGCTTGAAGGGCGCTATCTCCATCTCGACCCCGCCAAACAGCCCAAAAACAGTCATACCTCGCAGCCACTTCCTCCCATCTCTCAGCCCCGTCCGCGTACTGCCGACGAGATGGAGCAAGATACCATCCGCAAGAAGGCAGAGCGAGATGCCCGCACAGCAGAAATGCAGCGAGCCAATATTCTTGCGGCAATTCAAGCCTACGAGCGCAACCCCCGCAGTTGTCATGCCCGCATCGCCCTCAATGCCTTCGCCGACGGCACGCTCAAACGCCTTGGAATCGTCTGGTCCCCTCAGACACAGCCCTCCAAATCATCAAACAAATCTTCCCTGTAGGGTCTGAACTTTTCTCTTTTCCTCATAGAATCCTCGGCTTAGAGAGGCTTAGCCCTAAGCCCCCAAAAATGCCACGGCTTAGGAAGGCCCAAGAAGGCTTAGTAAGGCTTATAAAGCAGCTCTCCAGTTTCCACGGCTTAGTAAGGCCTAAGAAGGCTCAGTAAGGCTTATTCAATAAAAAAGTAAAACAACTATGCAAACATCAATGACCACCTCGCAGGCATTCCGTCAGCTTCTTTGCTGCCATGCCATCATCGCCGTCAACACCTGGAACGGCATCAACTATCTCGTTACCCGTCGTTCATGGCTAACCCTCGCGGCTGTTACCATCGTAAGCATCGCTATAAGCGCAATCTGCATAATGTCCGCCCGCGCCGAGCGCGACCATTCCCTCAAACGTCAAGCCTATCTACAGCAGCAGATAGAGCAGTTGCAAATAGCTGCGGAAATGAGCGTGCAATAAGAGACAGACAACATTATAAATCACATTTTTTTCAAGAAACCAATGGTAAAAGAAACAAAGACAACCCCCAAGAAAGAATTGTTCGAAGTGTCGTGCCACGTCTATGAAGAAGGCGAAAACGTTAGATTTGAGGTCACCTACAAGAAGGACGGCAAACAGACGGAAATCAACATTATGGACGACAACCAGCTCTACATCTCCGCCAAAGGTCTGGAATATGCTACAGGTCTCATGGCACGCATGTATGTCGAAAGGCAATTTGCGGCAGGAAAGATGGACAAGGAAACTTATGAGGGCATAATGAAGACAAAGCAATGAGAGAATACCCCATAGGCTCCACCGTCCGCCTCCGCGTCAAGGAGAGCGACACCCCTTGCAACGGATGCTTCTTCGACGGGCTCCGCCGCGACATCTACGACAACCCCTGTCGCACTATCCATTGCTCCGCCGACGAGCGCAAGGACAACAAGAACGTAATATTTATAGAAGAAAATGAGCAATAACCCATTTGCCCCCCTAATCCGGCGTACCGCCATCATCACGCTCGACAACGGCTACAAGTTCAGGGCAGACATAACAATGCCGCAAAGCGACAAGCCAGTCTTTCATAAGGCACTGGAAGAGCAGTTGGTTAGGGATTTCAACATGTCACAGCCGAGGGCTGTGCATAAGGTAGTTAAGATACATTTGTTACGCAACTAAAAATATTACATCATGGAGAAAAAAGAAACAAACAATCACATTATCGCTTACAAGGGTTTTGACCAAGACATGCAATGCCGAGACTTTAAGTACGAAGTTGGCAAAGAGTATGATATTGATGGCGATATAGAATGCTGCAAGCGTGGCTTTCACGCCTGTGAGTCACCAATGGAAGTATGGGACTATTACGATATGCTTAACTCTCGTTTTGCCGAGGTTGAGCAAAGTGGGCAAATCGACAGAACGGGTAAATCGACAAAGGTTTGCTCTTCGCACATCAAGATTAAGGCAGAACTGAAAATTGCTGATATTATTAATATAGGCGTTGAGTGGTTAAAAGATATTACTTCGCCATTTAAAGTTAAACTAACAGACTTGAATGATAATGGCGGTAACTCTGCTCAGATAGGCTCAAGCGGTGACTCTGCTCAGATAGGCTCAAGCGGTGACTCTGCTCAGATAGGCTCAAGCGGTGACTCTGCTAAGATAGGCTCAAGCGGTTACTATGCTAAGATAGGCTCAAGCGGTTACTATGCTAAG